GGACGGAAACGGCAATGGCATCTTCGGTCAGCGCATCGACCTCGGCGGCGATTCGCTCCCGCCCAGCGTCACGGTCGAGGCACCCAACGGGGGCGAGCGGCTGTTCACGAGCTCGCCGTACCGGATCCGATGGACCGCGTCGGACGAGACGGGCCTGTCGTCCTTCGACGTCGCGGACGCCTTCGCGAAGGCGTACTCGATCAGCCCGATCGTCTTCGGCACGGCGCAGGCCGCGGCCGGAGTGTACGCGCAGAGCGTGTACGGATGCTGGGTTCCTCCGGCGCCCGTCCGCTACGAGAGCGGCTTCGCTCTCATGCTGAACGACACGAGCCTCTTCGGGCTCGCGCTCGTGCGGCCCGACAACGGCGTCAATCCGTAACCCATTCGAACGAGGCGCCGGGCCGAAAGGCCCGGCTCCTCCTTTGGGCGCTCGGCGGTTATGAGACGGCGAGCTCCCAGAAGAGGAACTGACCAATGGCGAACGCGACCGAACTCTGCTCTCTCGCTGATCTGAAGGCCTACCTGAAGATCACGAGCGGCACCTATGACGCGATCCTCCAGTCGATCAAGGACTCGACGGAGCAGTTCGTCAAGGACTACTGCGGCCGCGACTTCCTCGTCACCGCCTACACGAACGATTACTACGACGGCGACGGCTCCTCGCGCCTGCGGACGCGCCAGCGCCCGATCATTTCCGTCGATTCGATCTTCTGCGATCCGGCTCGCCTCTTCGGCGCCAACACCCAGATACCCACGAGCGCGATCATCAACGATCAGCGATCGTGGAACGTCGGGTTCATCGAGCTCTATATCTGGCGCTTCCTCTTCGGCCTGAAGTCGGTCCAGCTCAACTACACCGCGGGCTACGCGACGATCCCGGCCGATCTCGCCCACGCGGTCAAGCTGATCTGCGCGCGCGAGTATCTGCTCCAGGACAAGAACCTCACCGGGCAAGTCTCGCAGGACGTCGGCGACCGGAAGATCACGATGAACCTCGATTCGATCCCGAAGAACGCCGTCGAAATCCTCGACCGCTATCGGAGGATCGAGATTTGAGCTTCTCGGTCGTCATCAACGTCTCCGGGCTCGAAGGCCTGCCTCAGAAGATGAGGGCAGTCCGGCAGGGCATCCTCGCGCGCCTCGACACCATGCTCCGGCAGGCGGGAGAGACGATCGTCGGCATTTCCCGCGAGGACTACCTGTCTGGGCCGCGGCCGGAGAAGCTAGGCCGAATCTCCGGCGATCTCGCTCGCTCGGTGCTCTACCGGATCAGCGGGAGCTCGGTCCAGGTCGGCTCGAATCTGCCTTACGCTCCGGTCCACGAGTACGGCGCGACCATCGTCCCGGTCAGGGCGCGCGCGCTCGTCTTCAAGACGCTCGACGGCGCGTGGCACTCCGCGCAGAAGGTCGTCATCCCGCCGAGGCCTTTTCTTGCGCCCGCTCTCAACGACGCCATGCCGTCCGTGATCGAGATCGTCCAGCGGCAATGCGACGCGGCGATCAAGGAGGCTCTCGCCTAATGCCTCCCGTCGCGAGCACCCGCGAGCTGATCCTGAACGATATCGTCGCCGCGCTGGCGGCGATCAACGGCGGCTCGATGTATAACTTCACGATCGGCGAGGCCGCTCTCGGGCTGAAGCATTTCGCCGCGGTCCCGTCCGACAAGTTCCCGGCCGCCTACGTCTGCGGCGCCGACGAGGATCGCTCGAACGTCACCAACGCGCATTTCAAGGGCGTCCTCAAGGCGCACATCGTCGGATATGTCCAGGTCGCCGACGCGAGCGATACCGCGACGCTGGAGAAGTACGTCTCGCGCTTCGTGTCCGACGTCATGGTCGCGCTGACCGTCGATCCGACCCGATCGGGAGCCGCGCGCTATACCGAAGTCAAGACGGTCAACACCGACAAGGGCGCCTGGGCGCCTTATGCCGGATTCGAGATCATCGTCGAGTGCGAATATCGCGCGCCGTTCCAGGCGCCGTAATCTAGGAGAAAAAAGACCATGGCAAACGAAGCCCTGCTGATTTACAAGAAGCTCACGCTCTCCGAGGAGTCCACCTTCGGCGCCGGGACGATCACGCCCGGCACGAAGCTCCTCGCGCTCACCGACAAGGGCATCGTCGCGGGGCTCGCCCAGAAGATCATCGCGCCGAAGCGGATCAGCGGCCGCGCCTCGCAGAAGTCCGCGTCGCTCGGGACGCTGGCGCCGAAGTATTCGATCCCCGCCTATATGTACCCGAGCGGCCTCGCTCCTCTGCTCGTGAAGATGGCGATCGGGCAGGTCGTCGATACGGAGGTCGCGAGCTTCACCGTCTCGACGGGCGTCAACGACACCATCGACTTCAACATCGGCGCCTCGAACCTCGTCGCGACGGTCGCGGCCGGGACCTATCCGATGGGCTTGTCGCAGGCCGACGCGGGCTCGACGCTCTGTAAGGCGATCTACACCGCGATCCATGCGGCCGAGGGCTCCGGCACCTATACCGTCACCTACGTCCCGGCGACGGGCATTCTCACGATCGCGCGCTCGACGGGAACCTTCCAGATGAAGTTCGCGACGGGCCCGAACACCGCGAAGACGATCGCTCCGCTGATCGGCTTCCCGGTCGCCGATCAGACCGGAGCGACCTCCTACGCGAGCGGCGCCACCATCCCGGTCTTCGATCACGTCCTACAGCCGCTCGACGCGATCCCCTACGGGCTCTCGAAGGGCCTGACCGCCCAGGTCGGCCTCGCCTCCGGCAAGGTGTACGACATTCTGGACGGCGTGGTCGATTCGATGAAGCTCTCCTACAAGCCGAACGAAGAGCTCATGCTCGATGCCGTCGTCGAGGCGCGCAAGATCGCGAACTCGTCGGCGAATCTCTCCGCGCTGACGGAGGAGACGACGGCGCCCTTCCTGTATTCCCAGCTCGCCTTCACCTACGGCGGCGTCTCGGTCAACCTGAAGGAGCTGGAGATCGACTTCGCGAACGACTTCAAGAAGGACCTCTACGTCAACAGCCAGTACCGCTCGCGCTTCCCGAGGAACGGCTTCCGCGCGGTCAAGGGCAAGTTCACCCTCGATCTCGCCGACTCGGTGGCCTTCGGCATCTACGATTCGTTCATCGCCGGGACCCAGCCCGCGCTTCAGGCGGTGTGGACGCAGAGCGCGAACTCGATCAAGACCGGGTTCGCTTACACCCTGACGGCGCTCTTGAACCTCGTCCAGTACGACCTCTCGGCCGTGCCGGGCGGCGGCGGCGCTCCGGCGCCGGACGCGCCGATCCCGTTCATGGCGCTCGACGACGGGACGAACGGCGAGCTGAAGATCACGATCCGCAACAGCGCGCCCACCATCTAAGAGGCGAGCTCGTGATCCTCTCGCCTCAACGGATCGCGGCGGTCTGCGGCCTGGGCTCGGTCGAAGGAGCGGAACTCCTCGGCCGGGCTCGGGCCGGGGACGTTGCGGCCCTTGAGGACTGGCTCGTCTATTCCGTGATGGCGAAGCTCTCCGAGACGCTCCCGCGCGCGCAGGCGACGGCTCAGACGATCCGGATCATGTCGCAGATCGACGTCAGGGCGGGCTCCCATGGCCGATAATCCTAAAGTCCAGATCGATATCAACGCCGACGGGGAAACCGGGGCGCTCGATATCGCGGCGGGCCAGCTCGAAGGCCTCGGCGGCGCCGCGGCGGCGCTCCTGGGCCCGCTGGCGGCTCTCGGCACGGTCGCCGGGCTCGTCGATTTCCTGAAGAGCGCCAGCGACGCGGCCGAGGAGGACGCGCAGGCCCTCGTCCATCTTCGATCCCAGCTCGGCGCGGCCGGGCTCGACGTCGAGAGCTCCACGAAGACTGTCGAGGCGTGGGCCGAGTCCCTCCAGGCCGTCTCGCGCTTCTCCGCTCCCCAGCTTGAGGACGCGCTCGCGCGCGTCGTCGCAAGGACCGGGGACCTGGAGGAATCGCAGAAGCTCGTCCAGCTCGCCATGAACGTCTCGGTCGCGACCGGGCGCGACTTCAATACGGAGCTCGACGGCCTCGCCATGGCGGCCGGAGGATCGGCGCGGGGCGTGACCATGCTTCAGCGCGAGATCGGGCAGGCCGCGGTCGGCGTGACCGATATCAACGAGCTCTTGAATCTCCTCGCGGCGCGCTACAAGGACAACGCGACGCAGAGCGACACGATGACCGACGCGACGGCGAAGGCGAAGAACGCCTTCCACGACATGAGCTCCGTCATCGGCGAGTCCCTCCGCCCGGCCATGCTCGGAATCGTCGAGGTCGGAGGCTTCATCGCGAAGGCCTTCGGCGAGCTCTGGGCCGACATGACGCATCAGGTCCAGAGCTTCTCGACGGTGCTCGGGGCGATGGCGATGACGACCGTCTCGCTCGCCACGGAGACGGCGCGAATCTCGAAGGATATCGTCGAGCTGAACTTCAAGGACATTTCGCGCGCCGCGTCAGACGGGGCGAAGGAGCGCGAGCAGATCGAGACGGCCATGCGCGCGACCCTCCAGACCGGGGACGAGCAGTACGCGGCCTCGCTTGAGAAGCTCCAGATCGACACCGCGGAGAAGAGCAAGGCCGCGATCAAGTCGGTCGGCGACTTCAAGGGAATCCAGGGCCAGAAGGACCTCGCGCAAGACGTCGCGACCGCGCAGGCGGAAGTCGCGGCGATCAAGGCGGCCGAGGAGCAGAATCTCGCGAAGAAGAATCAGACGACCGAGGAGCGGCTCGCCATCGTCAAGGCCGGGCTCGCCGCGGAGCTCGCCGCGCTCGACGCCCACCATGCCGCGTGGATCGGCAAAGAGGCGCAGTTCCAGGCCGAGCGGTCGAAGCTGATCTCCGAGGCGGCGCTCAAGAACAATCAGATCGAGCAGAAGTACGTCGCCGATCGCATCGCGGCGACCGAGGCTTGGCGGAGCTCGCACCTTGAAGTCATGGCGAACATGGAAGCGGCCGGGCGGCAGATGGCCGACGGGATCGCGACCAGCTTCGCGAACTCGGTCGCGAAGTGTATCGTCGAGGCGAAGAATCTCCAGACGGCCCTTCATGCGCTCGCAATCCAGGTCGCCGAGGAGATCATCGCCCAGCTCGTCCGAATCGAGGTCGAGGCCGCCATCGCGAAGGCGGCGCTCCTGCTCCTATGAGCTCTGAAAATGCGGCGCACCGATCGAAGGCCTGGGCCGACGAGATCATCGCCAACATCAGGCGTGTCCGCGGGGCCGCGGCGCCGGGCGCCTCCGCGGCTGTCTCGACGGGCGACGCGGCGCGCGTCATCGCGGCGCTGATCGCCGCGCTCGACGCGAAGGACCCGAACGCGATCCGCCTCGCGCGCAAGCTGGCCGACGTCAACTCCGTCTATTCCAAGAGGGCCGCATGAGCCTGAACATCGGCGTCGAGGCCTATCCGATCTTCGCCGGGCCGAATCTCATCAGCTCCGACACGCGGAAGTATGGCACGTTCTCCGCGACCTCGATGAGCTCGATCCTGGCGCGCGTGATCGACGGCGACCCCTACTCGCTCTGGAACTCCTCGACCGCCGACGATACGGTCACGGAGACGTTCGTCTTCTCCTTCCAGAAGCGCACAGCCAACGTCACGAAGACCTTCGATCTGCTCCTGCTCCAAAACATAAACTGGAAGAACTTCCTCGTCGAAGTCTCGTCCGACGGCGGGATCACCTACGCGACCGTGCCGGGGCTCGACTTCCGCGCTGGGACCGCCGACAACGCGGCCGCGGACATTCTCGTCAATCCGGCGACGCAGACCGGGACGCACATTCGCGTCTCCGTCTATACGACGATGGTCGCGAATCAGACGAAGACCTGGGGCGGGATCGTCGTCGCGCTCTCCGCGCTCCAGCTCTCGAAGGGCTTCCTCAACTTCAAGAAGAAGAAGCGCGAGACGGTTCGGCGCCTCGCGCTCGGCAACGGGGCGCTCTCTCTGGAGTATATTCGCCGGAGCGCGGCCGACTATCAGCTCTGGGGCGCGACCTTCGACTGCCCTTTCGCCTCCGAAGCGGAGCTCGCGATCCTCGAAGGAATCAAGCGCGGCGGCGATCCGTTCGTCCTGATCCTGGAGCCCTACGACAACCCGCGGAAGACCTACCTCTGCTGGTTCGACGGGCCCTGGAGCGACGCCTACGAGAACCCCGTCCGGAGCCTCGGCTACTCTATCCCGATGGCGGTCGCCGAGGTCGGGCCGCAATGAAGACGCGCTCCGCGTCCTTCGACCCCGAGTGGGCCGATCCTGCGCGGCGCTTCGGCGTTTACAAGGTCACGCTCGCCCGGCGATACTGGAACGGCTCGGCCTTCGTCCTGGAGAGCCCGCAGACGCTCGACAACGCCTTCGACGTCGCGCACATCGGACCGATCACGCAGAAGGGCGACACACCGATTGAGTCGGAGTTCCTGAACTCGAACGTCACGATCAAGCTCCGCAACAAAGGCTGGGCGTGGCTCCCGGCGAATACGACCGACGGGCTCTGGCGCCTCGATTCGACCGCGCTCTCCGGCTATATCCCCTTCGGCTCGGAAGTCCAAATCTATTACGGGTTCAACGAGGCGAGCGGCGACGAGGCGCTGGCGATCTTTACCGGATTCGTCGATGATCTCGTCTTCGACTCGGAGAGCGGCGCCGTCCAGGTGTCCCTCGTCGGTCGAGAGTACCTCCTCCAGAACTCGGACGCGACGAAATGCTCGACCGCGCTCAACGCGCAGGCCGCGCTACCGATCACGTTCAACGTGACGACCGGGGCGAACGATACGATCGACTTCAACATCGGCGGCGGCGCGCTCGTCGCCACCGTCTCGGCGGGAGCATATCCGCCCGGAGTGAACCAGCAGGACTCCGGCGTCACGCTCTGCGCGGCGATCGCGAAGGCTCTCGCGGCCGCTGATCCGTCCGGGACCTACACCGTCTCGTACAACGCAGGGACCAGCATTTTCACGATCGCCCGCTCCGCGGGGACGTTCCAGATGAAGTTCGCCACCGGGCCCAATACGGCGAAGACCATCGCGCCGCTCCTCCGATTCGCCGTCGCGGATCAGACTGGAGCCCTGTCCTATTCCGGGAGCGCCGAGACGGTCGCGAACGGCGGATCGCTGACATTCTCGACCGGGACGCCTTCGCTCTGGCGCATCCGGAACGTCTATGTCGGCGGAGTCGCCGCGGTGCTGGGCGCGTCGAACGACTACACGATCTCCAACATCGGCGATCCGATCAACCCGGCGCTCATCGTCTTCAATGCCGGGCGAGCTCCTGCCGCGGGCGCTGGCGCCGTGACCTGGGATGGCGATCAGTGGCTCCTGAACAATTCGATCGGGACGCTCGTCGGCCTGCTCTGCGATACGGCCGGGATTGACTCGTCGCACCGATCGATCGACGAGCCGATCTTCCCAGGCGGCGCTTCGAGCTCGAAGACGATCGACTCGGAGGCGGATTGGGAAGCCGGGACCGTGCTGGGCGGCTTCGACACGACGACCTCGCCGGGCGATCTTCTGCTGAAGGGCTCGACCTCCTACGCCTATTCCGGAGGGACCGTCAGCTACGTCGTCCCGGCAGGCGTGACGTCGATCTACATCGACATGAAGGGGCCGGGCGGCGGCGGCGGCGGCGGCGGAGACAGCTCTTCGAGCGGCTCTGGCGGCGGCGGCGGCGGCGGCGGCGCTACCAACGGCGGATCGGGGGCCGGGGCAGGCGGCGCCGCGGGAAGCAATTCCTACGTCAAGAGAGGAGCGTCCACGCTGGCGCAGGCCGCGATCGGCGCCGGAGGCGCTGGCGGCTACGAGTCCTTTTACTCGATCCCTGGCGGCGCCGGAGGCTCCGCGGGATCAGACGTCGCGTCCGGCCTGACGACCATTGCTGGCGGCGGAGGCGCTGGCGGCCCAGGAGGCCAGGAGGGTCACGGAGGCGGCGGCATCGCGAACGGCGTCTCGGGGAGCGCGGGCGATCGCGTGACCGGATACATCGCCGTCACGCCCGGCGAGACGCTGACGCTCATGGTCGGAGGCGGCGGCGGCGGCGGCGGCGCGGCCTCCGGATCGCCTGGAGGAGCAGGAACGAACGGCTCCATGACGATCTGGGTCGCCTCGGCCAATTACGAGTCGGCGGTCTTCGACTGCCTATCGACGCCTTCCGCTTGGGGCGCGATCTCCTCGTATCAGACGCTCAACGGCGGGACGATCGCCTACTACACCGCGTCCTCGACCGACGGGATCACCTTCGACGCCTGGGTCGCCGTCAACGGGAGCAACGTGATCCAGTCCGCGCTCAAGCGGTACTTCAAGATCAGGGCAGTCGTCACGCTCGGCGGCTTCGTCGTCTTCCCGATCCTCTCGAAGATCGTCGCGGCCTTTACGACCCTGACGCTATTCATCGCCGCGGCCGACTTCTCCGGGATGACTTGCGCCGACGCGATCAACACGCTCGCGATCATGGGCGGGATGGAATGGGGGACGAAGGGCGACGGGACTCTCTTCTTCCGGGCGAAGACCGTCGTCTCCGGCTTCGATATCGATCTCGACGAGAGCGGCGCCGTCGTGAAGGTAGAATCCTACGACCTGGGCTACAAAGAAATCTCGAACGTCGGGCAAGTGAACTACGGCGGCGCGATCTCCACGAAGGATGCGGCCAGCGAGAGCGAGGCGGCGCCGACGAGCGAGGCGACATACGGCCGGATCGTGTACCAGCTCTCGCTCGGGAACTTCCTCTATTCCAACTCCGCCCAGGTCGCCGACGCGATCGCTCGGAAGCTCTACCTCGACAACTACCGCCCGAAGAAGAAGATCACCGCGACGATCCGGATCGCTCCTCAGATCGACACCGCCGATCGCGTCCGGTTCAGCTTCTACGACGGCGATCTCTTGCGCGCGAACATTCTCGGCGACAAGGCCCAGAAGGGCTTCCCGGCCTCCGCGACGCCTATGAATGTGCTCGCCCGTAAACTTATAATGAAGGTCGTCGGCGCCACGCACGACGTCATGAACGGCACGACCCAGCTCAATTTGGAGGAGATACTGTCATGATGAGGAAAGCGATCGCGCTCGCCGTGGCTCTGTTCGCGTCGGCCCTGCTCCCGGCTCGCGCCGCGGCGGCCTGCTCGCAGAAGAGCACCGGGCTCCAGCTCTGTATCCCCAGCTTCGACGACGACGGCGACGTCTGGGCCCAGGACATGATTAACGCTTTTACCCGGATCAACAGCACCGGGATTGCGAACAGCTCCACGACTGCGGCGGCTCTGGGCCAGCTCTCCGTCTCGACGATCACCGGGAACGTCGGCGGCACCGGGGTCCACATCGAGAGCGCGACGGCGATCGACGCGCTCCTCACCGCTCCGCAGGGCATCGCCGGATCGAGCGCGAGCTTCACGCTCGGGATCACCGCCTCCTCCGGGACGTTCCTAGCGACCGGGCCATCGCAATACAGCATTCAGACCTCCTCCGGGATCAGCATGGGCGGCGGCGTCATAAAGATGCCGGACTCGACGATCTTCTACAGCACGACGCAGTTCGGCTCGCAGGGCGGCGGCGGCGGCTCCCTCATCAGCACCGGGACGCTCGCGGCGAGCGCCACGGCCTTCCCGCTCCGAAACCAGTTGATGTTCGACAGCACGTTCGTCAACGCGACCGACACGCCTACGGCCAACGCCACGTTCATCACGTTCAAGAACATGGGCGGCATCACGAGCGCACCGACGCGGACGGTGCTGACTTCCGGAACCAACGCGACGTATGCCGTGCCGACCGGAGTGTCAATGCTCCGCGTTCGCATGGTCGGCGGCGGCGGAGGGTCGGGAGGACCGACTAACGCGACGGTGGGCGGAACCGGGGGCACGACTTCTTTCGGCGGCGTCACCGCCATCGGCGGTCTCGGAGGTTCGGGAAACTCGGGCGCTGGCGGTGTCGCGGGAATGGGAGGCACCGGAGGAACTGGGTCCATCTCGGGCGCGACGATCAACCGCTTCCCTGGAAGCGGAGGAATGGGAGCGGCCTACCAAGCATCACAAGGCGGCGCAGGCGGATCGTCTCCTTTCGGCGGCGCGGGCAACTCGTCCAGCGGAACCGCCGTCAATGCCTATGCGAACTCGGGTTCCGGAGCGGGCGGAGGGTTCCAGTCGGCTACTGGCTCGGGAAGCGGTGGCGGTTCCGGCGAGTACGTCGAAATGTCGGTCCTGCCCGGCGCGACGACGGGGTATCAATACACCATCGGCGCGGGCGGAACCGCGGGAGCCGCGAATGCTTCGAGCGCGGTCGGCGGCTCCGGCGTCATCGTCATCGACGAATACTACGGCACCCAGGGCTTCGCGGCCCCGGCGTCGAGCTTCACGTCCATCGGAAGCAACGTCACGACGACCGCCGCATCACAGGCGACGTGCTTCGCGGGAAGCACCGTGACGTTCACGACGACCGGGGGGCCTGTCGAAGTCCGGTTCAGCGGCACAGTCACCGACGGAATCTCACAGAACTGGGTCCTGGGCGCTCTTCTTGATGGCGCTTTCATCGACAACGAAACGGCATCGGCTGGATTCACCGGCGCGCGGACAAACGCGAGCGGTCCCGCGTATTCTGCGACCTTCGTCCACCGCATCGCGAGCGCCGTGGCGGCTGGCTCTCATTCTCTCTGCCTCACAGGAGCGACCGACGCCACCACGCTCTCCGTCCAATGCGCGGCGGCGGGCAACACTTCAAACAGCGTGGCCTGTCAGTTCGGCGGCACGGAGGTCAAGAACTCGGCGGGCACCGGGGACGTTTCGAGCGGCGGGGCGAACACGTTGAGCGGGGCGTTGACGATCAATGGGCCTCTCTCCTACGGGGCGACAAACTTCTTTGAGTCCTCGGAGCAGACGCTCACCGCTAATACCTATGTCACGGTCGCTCACGGCTTCGGCGTTACCCCGAAGAACTTCTCGGCGGTTATCCGGTGTAAGACGGCGGACATGGGCTACTCCGTCGGAGACGAAATTATCGCCACCACCAGCAACGGCTCCGGCTCCAACATCTACGGGGTGGGGGCCAACTCGACGAACATAACGTATTCGATTGACGAGGCCATGGTCGCGACAAACCCTAGCACGCACGGTCAGGGGACGGTGACGCTGGCGAACTGGAAATTGGTTCTCAGGGCATGGCGTAACTAAATGGAGGCTCACATGAAGAAGCTCGGAATCGTCGAGGAGGATCGAGCATGAGCCAAGCGAAAGGCGCGATCGCTCTCGCGGTCATCGGCGGGATCATCGCGATCGTCAAGATCATCGTCCAGAACCGAGCGACGAAGGAGCTGAAGCTCGCCGAGGCGAAGGCGCTCGAAGACCTTACGCGCGAGAAGGCCGCGGCGCAGGAGCGCGCGGCTCGCCATGCGAAAGAGGAGGCCGATCGGGCTAACGCGGCGGCCGAGCGCGAGGCGGAACGAGCGCAGAAGGACAAGCTGATCTCCCAGCTCCAGCAGGCGAACGCGGAGACGCTCGACCTCCTGAAGTCGGAGCTCGCGGCCCAGCAGAAGACGAGCGATCGCTCCTTCGAGCTCCTCGATCGGAACACGCGGGCGACGGAGAGCCTCGCGCAGACGGTCGCGATCCAGGCGCAGGAGCTCCGGACGATCTCGGGGCAAGTCGCGGCCCTCTCGGGCGGCGCCGGATGCCGGGCGCGGCCGTGACGGAGCTCTGGAACTCGGCGTGGGAGTGGGTCTATCGCGAGCTCCTGGGGCGCCTCGCGACGCCTGCGGGCGGAGTCGGCATCGTCGAGCAGATCAGCGGGACCGGGTACTCGGTCCAGGGGGAACGCATGGCGAACGTCGAGAAGCTCCGGGCGCTGGGGATGGAGGCAGTCGAGAACCCGCTCTTCAAGCCGGAGGGCGCGGTCACGAAATGTAACCTGGGCGCGCGCTTCATCGCCGAGGGGATGGGCTATTTCGGGCTCCCGGCCGGGGCGCTGGCCGACGATATGATCCAGTTCCTCGCCGCGGCGCCGGGCTGGCGCGAGGATTCGATCGATCGCGCGTTCGACTGCGCGCAGAAGGGCGGCCTCGCGTTCATCGGGCTCGAAGATCATCCGCACGGCCATATCTGCGCGGTCGCTCCGGAGCCGCGGCAGGCCTGCGGGACCTGGGGGACCGAAGTCCCGATGGTCTTCAACGTCGGCAAGACGAACGGGCTCCTGCGGCTCTCGCAGGCCTTCACGCTGGGCGACGCGGCTCGCCTGCGCGCCTTCGTCTGGGAAGAGTCGATCGCATGAGCGCGCCGACCCCTCCGACGCGGAGCTCGCTCGTCCTGTCGATCATCGTTCTCGCCGGGCTCGCGGCCGCGCTCTTCTGGGCGACGCGCGAGCCGCTACTTCCCGATCCGGACGACTGCTCGGCGCGCGGCAAGCCGTTCGACTGCTGGAAGCAGGCCTACGACGAGGACGGCCGGGTCGCTCGATGAGCTCGCCGCGCAAGAAGGAGCGGCCGATCCACAAGATCAGCTTCGAGTCGATGATCGCGTGGGGTTGTATCTGCGGCGCTCGGTGGATGAACGAGACGCTCAAGGGCCGCACCGACGCGGAGCTCCTGATCGAGCGCGATCTGGCGTTCGATCGGCACGTCGAGGAAATGGGCGGCGAGGCCTCGGAGCGATGACCTACTTCCTCGTGCTCTCGGTCGCCTGGGCCTGCGCCGGAGATCGGCGCGTCCTGGGCCTGCCGATCCGGCCGATCTGGACGGAGGCTCGCCGCGCGGCGGCCGCGGCCGGGCTCTGCGATCCGCGGCCGGACGTTGAGCTCTTCTCGTCGCGATCCGGCGCCCTGCGGCGCCTGGAGGAGCTCGGGCCGGACGCGGCGCCGAGGCTCTTGTCCTGCCGTGGTCTGAAGTGCTCGAATGAGGCCGTCGAATGGCGGCATACTCTCGTTGTTAAAGGAACATAGGAGGCGCACATGAACATGATTCAGAGCTTCGCGCTGGGAATGCTGAAGCGGGCGGCCGTCGCGGCGATCACCGCCGAGGGCCCGGTCATCAAGCAGAAGATCAAGGACGCCGTGGCCGCGGACGGACCCGGCGCGATCGACCGCTCGGTCGGCGCGGCCGAGGGCCGGATCACGGCCGCCGTCGAAGGCTGGGGACCGAAATGGTCGTGGCTCCAGCCGATCCGCGATCAAGTCGCGGCGGAGGTCAAGACCCATGGCGACGCGCTCGCGCAGAACCTCGACAAGCAGATCGCGGCGCAGGGCCCGTCGGCCATCGACGGCGTGTTCGACTCGGCGCAGGCGATCCTCATCGCCCGCATTAACGCCCTCTGATCGGCGCCTAGTCATCGCGATCGTCTGGCATTCGGAGCGCGGCTTCTCGCGGCTCCTCGTGCTGGGCCGATCCTAGGAGAGCGTCGCACCTTCTCGTCCTCGCCGCGCGCCGGAGCCTCCCCGAGCGCGCGGCTCCTCTTTGTGGGCCTTTGGGCCCACTCGCGGTATAGGCCCACTAGCCATCGATAGTCCCTTCGATTATCCCTTGACATAGGCCAGCCATTCCGCTACAGTGGGGACAAGATCGCAGGATCGGATAGGCGATCACAAAAAACGGAGGACAAAAACATGAGCGCGAATCTGAACGGCGAGAAGGAAGGGAAGGCGGCGATGATGTACGTCGGGGACCAGCCCTGGCACGGCCTCGGGACGAAGCTGACGAAGGAGGCGACGAGCGCCGAGGCGATCAAGGCCGCGCGCCTGGACTGGAAGGTGAAGAAGGAGCCGATCTTCTTCAAGAGCGGCGCCGAGCTCAAGGCGATCGAGGGCAAGTTCGCGACGGTGCGCCAGGACACGAAGGAATCGCTGGGCGTGGTGGGCGCGCGCTACACCGAGCTTCAGAACGAGGAGGCCTTCTCCTTCTTCGATGGCATCGTGGGGATCAAAGAGGCCATGTACCATACGGCGGGCGCGCTCGGCAACGGCGAGAAGGTCTGGCTCATGGCGAAGCTCCCCGGCTACGTCAAGGTGATCGGGCATGACGTCACCGAGAAGTATCTGCTCCTCTCCAACTCGCACGACGGGAGCGGCTCGGTGAAGGTCCTCTTCACGCCGATCCGGGTTGTGTGCCAGAACACGCTCAACATCGCGCTCCAGGGCGCCTCGGGCGAGAACACCTTCCGGATGCGCCATACTCCGGGCATGGGGATGAAGATCGAAGAGGCCCAGGAGGCCCTCGGGATCGTCTCGGCGAAGTTCTCGATGTTCGAGGACATGGCTCGCAAGCTGGCGACGACGGAGCTCACGGTCGCGGCCTCGAAGAAATACTTCGCGAACGTCGCGAGCCGGACGGGCGAGGCGGCGAAGCTCGCGAAGGGCGAGAAGCCTGCGGCGAAGACCCAGGCGATCATCGACGAAATGTCCCGCCTGTTCGAAGAGGGCCGCGGCGCCGAGCTCAAGGGCGCGAAGGGGACGGCCTGGGGCGCCTTCAACGCGGTCGCGGAGTTCGTGGACTACTACCGCGGGACCTCCGGCGAGACGAACTTCGACGTGCGGATGAACCGCGCCGACTCGATGCTCTTCGGGACCGGGGCGGCGATGAAGAACCGCGGCTGGGCCGACGCGCTGGCGCTGGCCGGGATCAAGTAGCCCGCGGGCTTCCGGTAGGCCTCCGGGGCGAGAGCTCCGGGGGCCGAGCCGGGCGCCTGAAGGCGGCCGAGAAATGGAGCGAGGAGGCGGGGATATGATGACGAAGGAGCAGAGGGCGAAGGAGAAGGAGCAGTCGGACGCGGCTCGGGCGAAGATCGTCGCAGAGCTCCGGCCGAAGTTCGAGGCCGCAGGCTTGGCCCGGCGAAGCTCTGCCGGGAGTGCCTGCGGGAAGCGAACCGCCTCGTGGTCGCGGTGATCTTCAAGCATGGCCGCGTGATCCGGCTCAAGATGAAAGGGTGAGGGCCCACAAAACGTATAGGCCAACTGGCCCGGCAAAAGTGGGCCCACTGGCTGTTGACTTCGGCTAGGGCAAAGGCTAAACTGGTGGCAGAAGGTAAGGCTCATCAAGGAGGATGGAAATGACGAATCAAATCGACGCAGAGAAGCGCCACCTGAAAATGTTCGGGTGCTCGAAGGCCGAGCTCGACGCGATCCTCGACAATCCGATCACGAAGCTCGCCGGGCCCGAAATGCTGGCTATGTCGATCCTCTCGGACGCCCAGGAGCTTCTCGCGCAGGACGCCGAGCAGAACGCGGAGATCGTCCGGCAGTTCATGAACCGCGCGAAGCTGGTGCTGGACGGGATGCTCCGCGCGAAGAGCGGGCCCACTCAGGGCTCCGGGCTGGCTGGCGCGGCTGGACGCCGGGCCGCGGAGAACGCGGTCTTCCTGCTGAAAGCGAAGGGCTTGGGCTGGACTCCCGAGGCGGCCGCTCTCCAGGCGGCGCTCGACAACGCTCCGGCCGCGAGCCCGAAGGCCTGCCCGAACTGCGGGACCGGGCTCTGCGACGACTGCGCGAGCGGGACCGAGGCGCGCTGATTCGGCCGGGGCCGCTCCGGAGCGATCCGGGGCGGCCGAGGCCGGGCCAGTGGCTCGGAAGACGGCAAGGCGGATCAAGGAGACTCACCATGGCGAAAGAGCGATACATGACGTGCGGGCGGTGCGGGAAGTACGCGGAGGCGCGGCCGGGCGTTTGCGACGAGTGCTCGAAGGCGATGCCTCTCTGGCCGACCGACGATGAGGTCCGGAGCGATCGCCCGACGACCGCGATCGAGCAGGAGCTCTATCTCTTCTTCTGCGCCGGAGGGCATACGCGCTCGCAGATGGCGCAGGCCGCGCTCTACAAGGCCGGGTTCGGATTCGGGAAGAGGCCTAGCGGCCTGGACGGCCCGATCTCCTGGCCGGACGGGAAGCCGATCGAGTTCGTGGGCGGGAACATCGTGTATCGAGGATTCAAGTCCGCCTGATCCGGGCGGGGCGCCGCTCCTTCGGGGGCGGCGCCGAGCTCGGGCCAGGAGCCCGGCAAACGGAGGACGCATCATGAGCGACAAGCTGGAGTCGAGAGAGCTTCGGATCATCAAGGACACGCCGAGCCGCAACAAGGAGGGCGCAGGCTGGAAGCTCCGCGTGGTCCAGTACCACAAGGGCGGGAAGAGCCTCTCCGTGAAGCTGGAGAGCGGCGAATACTTCAAGGGCGACGACGGCATCGTCCGATTCAAGACGAAGGGCCTCTCCGATCGCGACATGGAGGAGCTGGAGAAGAAGGCGGCCGAGGCGCCGGAGCTCACGGTCTATCAGATCGTGCGGCGCCTTCAGAAGAACCCGCCCGCGATCCCGCAAGAGCAGGCGGCCGCGGCTACGTCGGACGAGGAGGCGCCCTTCTAATGGCTCCGAAGACTAGGTGGTTCTTCTCAACAGAGTCGAAGAAGCATCGCGTGATCCATCTTGCGGGCCACGCTCGCCTCGGCGCTCAATTCGCGAAATGCGGCAAGACGCTCGGCAGGGAAATCGCCGCGGCTTCTGCCCCTCATTGGGACGCCTGCGGCGCCTGCGAGCGCGAGCTGAACAACGAGATCGAGCGCGCGAGGAAGAAGGTTCAGATGGAGGCCTCGGCCGGATCGGTCAAGACGGCGGATCAGAAAGACGCCCGCTACGTCGAAGATATCATCATCACCGTCCGCCGCCGCTATCTGTTCTCGGCGCCGATCGAGGCAGACGTGCGCCTGACCGGGGAGTTCTACGAGGATATGGTCGTGAACCGCGGCGCGCAGATCGAGGAGCACATCGCGAGGGCCCGGAAGAAGGTCGCCGATCGGCATCAGGAGGTCTTTCCCGAATGAACGCTTCCGATATCGCCTATCTCGTCGCGCTAGTCGAGAAGGCTCCGAGCTCCTATCCTCGCCGCAAGGCGCTGATCGAGGAGCTCCAGGAAATCTATCGCAAGGCGCAGGCTGGCGTCGGCTATGGCGTCTATCGAGTCGCGATCGCGCCCACTTTCCACGAAGCCGCAATCATCGAGGTCAAGAGATCATGAAGAAACTGATAGCCGCGCTCGTCATCGTATCGTCGGGATGCTCGGTTCGCGGCCCTTACGTTCGCGCGGAGGATCGCCGCGCGGTCGAGAAGGCGCTCGAAGAATGCCGCGCCGAGCTCGAAGCGAAGTTCAAGGATCGCGGCCAGCCGCTCATGATCTTCAACGGCCCGCGGTTCGATGCGTGTATGTCGCGCCGAGGATGGGAGCCGGAGCCGCAGGCTCGGGTCCCGTACTGACCATGAAGGCGCTATCAATCCGCCAGCCGTGGGCCGGGCTCATCGCGGCCCAGATCAAGACGATCGAGACGCGGACGTGGACGACGAAGTACCGCGGGCCGCTCCTGATCGTCGCCGGGCGCCAGATCGACGAGGGCGCGCGCCAGCGGTTCCTCAAGGCGGGGACGCCTTACTCGGTGTTCCCGCAGGGAGTCGCGGTCGCGGTCGTGGAGCTGGTCGATTGTTTCCAGATGGCCGACGTCCACGAGAAGGCGGCGATGGTTCCAGCGCGGCCGGGCCTCTTCGGCTGGCGGCTGGAGCTCATCGCGGCGATCGACAAGCCTTTCCCGGTCAAGGGGAAGCTGGGCCTGTTCGAAGTCGAGGTTGACGCGAGGGCCTTCCTGTGAAGACCGAGGCGGAGATCGAAGTCTCGGGCGAGCTCCGGAGCCACGTCCTGCGGCTTGAGTTCGATCTGGAGCTCGCGAAGCCTGGGATCGGCCCGAGCTGGGAAGGGCCGGGGGAGCCGGGCGAGGCGGGGAGCGCGACGGTCCTGTCCGGAGTCGCGATCCTGGAGCGAGACGGGAAGGCGATCCGCGAGCGCAAGCTGGCGCCGAAGATCATCGAGAAGCTCCGCGACGATCAGAAGCTCGAAGCCTTCCTCTACGACTTCGCGCTGAAGGAGCTCCCGCATGATTAAAGAGCTCGGGCGCTGGGCGCTGGCGATTGCGGCAGGCCTCGCGATCGGCGAGCTCTTCGCGATGTTCATCCGCGCGGCCATGCCTTGATATCGGCCAGCCGATCAGCTATAATCTACGGGTCGAGGAGATCATGACCAAGAAGATGACGCAGACGAAGAAGCAGGGCGCTCCGAAGTTCCGGGTCTGGCTGGACGAGCAGGGCCTCACGGTCCCGAAGTTCGTCGAGGAGGCGATCAAGCGCGGAGTCATCACCGCGAAGGTCAACTCGCTCTACAAGGCCGCCCGCGGCGCCGTGCCTCGCAACCGGGCGCTCTATGAGCGCGCCTTCCCTGGCATCAGGTTCTAAAGTACCAGCCGCGCGAGCCAGGGCGCGCGGCCCAATTTGAAGAGCGAGCCGGACGCTATCCGGCAGACGGAGGAGGCAGGAAATGAAAGAAGCGCAGAACGGACCGACGACCGCCG